CACCAGTTGATAATGTACCGATCGTTCTAGCCACTGCTGTTCCGATTCCTGTACCTTGTGGTGTCTGTACTCCGTTATCGTATTGTACCGACAATGTGATTGTTGCTGGTTCTGATACGTTGTACGCTAATGTGTTGTAGTTCACGTTCTCAACGTATGCACCGTAAAGTTCCCAAGTCTCTAAAACATTTGGTGCACTTGCACCGTTACCACCATCTAGCATTTCGATTCTTGCTGTGAATTTGTAATCGATACCAGATGCCGCACTTGACTGTTCAAAGAAGTCGAACTGTTTCTGAATCTGTTCACCAACTAGTTTAGATACTGAGTTGTTCACGTCATCTCTCAATGTGATTGTGATTGGTTCCCAAGTGTGCTTACCTGCAACGTATACTCTTGAGTTGTAAACATCTAGTGTTACTTTGTCAAAAGTCAAGTTTGGTCTTGTTATGTCCATCACTTGTTTTGTAAGTTCTGAACGTGGTGTTGATACTCCAAAATTTTCCAGGATCGCTCTAAAACGATACTGAAGTTTTGGCATCAATAAACCTTGTGATGCTGAACTTTGATCGTTTGCTAAAGGTACTGTAAATTTTGATAATGTTGATATTGCCATCTGTTTCTCCTATTTATCGAAAATTAGTTCCCTAATTTTGCTATTTCTCCTGTGTTTTTTATTCTCAATGGTATGAAGATAAATTCAACCGATTTCACAGGTTCAATCGCGATATCGACATACAATTCGTTTCTATCTATTCTCGTTGGTGTGTTGTTAGTATCGTCACAAACCACTAAGAAGTCAAATAATGCTCTTTGACCAACAAGCTCTAATAAGAATGACTCAACAGCTTGTTTGATTTCATTTCTTGTTAGTTCATCATTTGGTTCAAAAATAAATGGTTTAGCAATTGCATCTAATTGTGTTCTTAAAAACACTGCTAACCTTGAGACATTAATTCTATCTAGTGCCGAAGTTGCAGTAGTTTTTGTTAAGTTACCAAAGTTAACAATTCCTGACCCTGCAAAGAACGTTATTGGATTTATTTGAACGTTATGCATAGTGTCTCTTAACGATTCAGTAACCGATATAGTTTCAAATTCGCCTGAACTAGCATTGATAAATCCAACCGCAGTAGCGTTATCTACCACACCTCTTCGTGTTCCTGCTGGTGCAAACCATGGGAATGCCACATTGTCGTTATTTGCTAACACTCTCATCATCATGTGTGAAGGTGGAACAACAATTGTTTTTCCTGTGTTGTCTGTAGTTTGTCCTGACGGATAAAACACTCCTAGGAAATCACTTGAACTTACAAGTCCATCTTCTCCATTGTCCAAAGCTCCTGCTGTGTTATTTGCATAGTTTTGAATTGCGGTAGCGTTACCTGCTAATCTGAATGGTGTATCACCAACCACAAATGCAGTTTGATTTCTATCAGTGTTTAAGTTGATCATGTTAGAAATTAACTCTGGATAACCAGGACAAGCAATCACATTGTAACCTCTTTGATCTTCTCTAAGTGCCTGGTTTGTATCAATTTCTGCTTTTAGTTGCTGTACAACTACTTGTCTCTGTGCTTTTCTTCCGAATGTTCCTGAGCCGTTAGCGTTGTTAGCTGATTTAGTTACCCATCTATCTGGATAGTATCCACTTACAGACTCATTACTCATTCTAGTATTTCCTAAGCCACTTGATCCTGAGCCCGGATATTTTGTAGTTGTAATGTAGTTGTTTTTATATTCTTTAACGTTAAAACCAGAACGTCTTAGATTCCATAACAATATTCCTTGAGGGAAGTTTGCTGGATCTGGAGCATCTGGATCTAAGTGTCCATCTGTTAACAAGTCCTTGATTGAACTAGCATCGCCTGCGCCTGTGTTACCGTTTGCATTTTTTTCAACAGTTGTTTGCCATCTTGCATCCGCAAAAACGATTCCATCTTCTGTTGTTTGATCGGTTTTGTCAATCAATTCAAAAGCGGCACCTGTTGTAGTAACTGCCACTTGGTTAGCTGTATTGGTTGATGTTATTGTCGCCGCTGTGTTATATCTGTATAATTTAGGATAGTTTTCTAAATCACTTGTGTCAATCCATAAGTCATTGTTTACTAGTGGAGTTCCATCCGATTGTGTTGTTGGTGCAGTGGCACTAAATTGTGGACCATTTGGATCTGTCGTTGAGTAAAGTGTTCTGTAGCCAACAAACGTTGTTCCATTGTGTGCCATGATATCTGCTTCGTCAATTGATGTATCATACCAAAGGCTACCGTCAGCAGGTTCATCAGTTGGAGCATTCAGGCTCGCTGTGTAACTTAAACGTTTGAAGTTTGAAGCAACAACGTCGTTTCCAACAGTTGAGTCTTCTGAATCACCAGTTGGTGCAACATATAAATTGTCTACTTTTGTTGTATCATTTTCAGTAAAGCCACCATATGGATGAGCATTAGTTGTTCCAAAACCAGCATCATCAAGCGGTGTGCCTGATGTGTTGTTCATTCTGAATTCACCACCAAGGTTATGCGTGATTTCTATCGCACCTTTGAACTCTCCGGTAGTAATTACTCTTGCAGTTAAGTTTGTGAAATTAGCTGTTGTGAACGCTGTAACAAAATCTTCAGCATCTCCTAAAGTCGAGCCGTCACCGGAAATCATAGTAACCGTTTTGGCAGTGTCTAATGCTTCTTGATTTTTCAATGACTCTCTTACTGTGAATGTTTCGTTGGCTGTAAAGCTTGGATTTGTTGTGTTAGATCTAATAACTGTTTTTCCACCTTCGTATCTGAATATTTGGAAATCACCAACATTAGGTGTTGTATCCGACTGTCCATCTACACTTTGTTCAGTGATATTAAATTGTGTGTATAATGCACCAGCTGTTAAACCTGTTCCGCCATTAGCTGGATCTAGTTTGAAAATCGCTTGATGGTTTGTTGCATGTAACGGTGCCGATACAGTTGCGAATGCCGCACTTGATGCACTGTAAAGTTTTACTACAATGTTAGTGCCTGAGTTTGCACTTGTAGTTTTAAACCATACTGAACCATTAGGTCTATTTTCGTCGCCTGTTTTCCAAGTTGGTCTGGATGTGTGAGCCGCTTGTAAAAACTTAACTCCATTAAATGTGCCTGCTGTTAATCCTAGATCTGATAATAGAGTGCCATTACCTTCTTCTAATCTAATTGTGTTGAAACCGGCAGTTGAGTCACCAAAGCCTAAGCCGCTATGGAAAATTTCTAAATTTCCTGTTGTTGCATTTACACTTGAAGAAACACCAGCTATATTTGCATTGTTGATTGCTGTGTTTACATCTGATAATGCTGTACCAGCTGTTTGTACTTGTATTCCGTTGATCTGGATATTATGTCCACTTGTAACAGTGGTACCTGATGCAACTGTGAATACTGGTAGTGATAAGTGCCAAGCACTTGAACCAAGATGGACCCAAGTATTTGATGCTGTTTTTTTATAAATTTTATTGCTTACGTGTGTCGTGTTAATTGCATAATCACCTATGGAACCAATTGAAGTTTTTGGCACTTCCAAAGAACTATTGTTAACCAGGTCAGTAACAGAAGTAATTAGGACAGGTGTTTTCAACGTAAATTTTTGATCTGTTTGTGACCATTCAAATATTCCATATCCGCTTGATGCAAGGTCAAACCAATATGTTCCGTCTGAAGGTCTAGCAGATGGTGGATTAGCACTTCCTACTAGATCATTTAAATTTACATTTGCTCTTAAAATATATGCTCTGTTAGCTACGCCTAAAAATGAATAAGCCGCTTGTAGACCGTATTCGTTTAATTCATAACCATTTAATGAATTTCCCGATGCGTCTGTGTAAAATTTTGGATCTCCAAAAGTTTCAGTTAATTCTCTTTGAGATGAGATTAAGAAAACAGTATTGGCAGTGCTGGTTTGTGTTCCATTAGCAGTGCCGTCTCCTGCTCCATTGTTTTTATCTTGTGCTGATGCTACTATAAAAAGAGGTGTTGTACCCGCATCCGATGGTACATAAAAACTTTCGTTTATTACACTAACCTCTACTCCTGGTGATGTTAAAGCCATTTACGTTTCTCCTTGCAAGTTTATACGTATACTGAAGTATTTATTAGATCATAAGGTTTTTACGACATAATTTACCATTTTTTGGTCCCTATATAGGCGACGTAAATAGCTTATATGAACAAAAAAGTAAGACCGTTGTGTATCAAGTGCAAGGCCAAGCCAAGGGCGTCTGCCTATCGACGATATGGAAGAATCTATTATAGGACACTGTGTGATACTTGTAATAGGAAAAAATCAAATAAAAAGGTTGGTGGAGTAACTGCTTTGCAAAGATCTGGATATAAAAAACGCACCAAGTGCGAATTATGTGGATTCAAAGCTGTTGATCAAAGTCAACTAGATGTATTTTTCATAGACGGAAATTTAAGGAATGTAATTCAAACCAATTTAAAAACTGTTTGCGCCAATTGCCAAAGGCTGGGAGGAGTCCGCCGATTGGGTTGGCGTGTGGGCGATCTTGTTGCTGACGATTAAATCGTCAACTTTAGCATATAAATCATCTAAAGTTCCATCATTGTCGATGGTTATATCAAAATCACTTGCTAACCAATCCCACTCCGATTGATGTGCACCACTGTCCTTCATTTGTTTTTGTGTGGGTAATTCACCTCTCTTCACACACACAATAATGCCACCATGAGCTTTGATTGTTTTGATTTCATTTACAAATCTAGTATCGGATATGACCGTGTTTTGTCCTTTGTATCTGCCAATACAACTATCAATCCAAATTGCATCATACATCTGTCCACGCATGACTTCGGTGCCAAAATATTGCAACACCCATCTGGGAGTGATTGGCTTGCCAAATCTCTCACTCCAGTATTTGTCTGGCTTTTCTCTCCAGTGTCTACTGCTTGTTGTATCGCCTTCGAGCATTTCACGATTCCAATTAAACATGGATGCAACTGCATCTTTTAAGCTTTTTGCAAAACTATCTTTTATATAACCATGCTTTTCTACTAATCGTTGTGCAACTGTATCTTTGCCAGAACCTATAAGTCCTACTATTCCTATCAGCATCTGTTTAGTATACTAAATTTACGTCAATTATTCAAGAATTTTTTTTACCGTCTCATACCAATACACTCCGCTAGATCTTAATTGTGTATTTTGTTTACGTAGTTGGTTTAATTTTTTCCTTACTTTTATAAACTTGCTTGATCTTATATTTGGGTCTGTCGACAGATCAGCTATTATTTCATCAATCAATGGACAACTGTACTCTGGAATTTTGGGGGCACGTGTCTTAAGTTTTTTTATGGTTATTTTTTTCATGAGAGATTTTGAATCCGTTTTTCTATTTCTTTTTTGGCTTCTTGTGCGGATTTAAGTATTGTTAACCTTAGTTCTTTTTTCTTTTCCTTCAATGCAACAATGCTCATGTTTTCTAGATCCTGAACAACTTGTTCAAGTTCTTCTATAGTTAGGTCGGCATATGTTCTATAGCGATTATCTGGCATCGCAGTTATTTAAAATGTATTGATTATTAATTAACCGATAACAAAACTATGAGGAGTTCCGCCTTCTGCAAAGTTGCCAATTTCGGAGTCAAGTCTTTCCATCTCAGTCAGCCCTTGTTGCTTTAGTTCAGCCCCGTTCAAACTTGTGCCTCCTTGTGGACTTGCAATGGTATTAAATTTACCTCTTGCTTCTCCTAGCATTACTTTAGAAACTGCAAGTGTATAATCTCTTATCCAAGGTTTTGAATATATGTCTTTAAACAAGGTTATATCAGGTCTGAAATTATCAGTATGCATCAGTACAGTTTCTGCATCTGCTCTCGGACGTTGTGTAATTGTAAGTTTTTTTGTGGCAACATCAAAATGAAATTGAATGAATGAACCAAACAATTTACCAATCAATTCTTGGTAACTTGCAAAAGCAAAGTAAGTGGCTAATCCACCTGTAGCTCCTGCACGTAAAAGATATGTGTTTGTGTATGCTAAATTGAATGGTTCAAACAATGTACCACCTTCGCCGCCTTCAGTTCTGGAACCTACTGTTCTCCTGAATAATTTTCTCACATTAATTACTTCGTCGGGTAAAATATATGTGTTTTGATTTTCCTTAAGTTCTAAAAAGGCATAAGATTCTTCTACTGCATTAGAAGATTTTTGTCGATATCTATCAATTGCCCTAGTCAACGCCGTTTGATAGTGTTTTGGGTCTAATTCAACATCGACCATACCCTCACCTAGATTATTTTTTACATAATCAAATATTTCTTGTTGTCCTGTTTGAAGTTCTGACATATTGATATTTATTGCCTTTGCCTGTGCAATAAATATGTATGATATGCCAAGATTGTCACTTTTTAAGCCGGAAAAAGGCTCTGACTATAAATTTTTTGATCGTAATATACGTGAGATGTTTCAGGTCGGTGGAACCGATCTACATTTCCACAAATATCTAGGACCATACGATCAAGGCGATACAAACAAGGATGGACCGTCGTCTCCAACACAACCCCAATATTCTGGTGATAGCTTAAATGAAAGAACCATTCAAGATTTGTTATTTTTAGAAAACAGAGATAGAAAATATGCTGACGATATCTACA